CTCCCTTGCTTCCATAAGACTGATTTAACACAGACTGCAATGGGTCCTTTTTCATTGCGAAAAGTTCGTTTGACCTTCTTGATACACTTGCAAAATCTATTGGTTTGACTGAGTTTAGCACCTCCTCTCATTTGTCCAAATGCAATAGGAATGATTTTACGCAGATTGTTGGAGAAGTTTTCATCGACAGGTCCCCTTTTTACAAGTTCTACAAATGCAGTTAAGAACTTGTTCACTGATTCTTTGGTAATGATTTCATATTTTTCAGAGACACCTATTAATGCCAATGTATCCCAAGATCGTTTTAGAACAGATTCAACTTTATCTTTTTGATTTATTGGGTCAATTACATTTTTGAAGTAGCCTGTATTAGTCATGATCGGTAAAACATACTTAGTTTCAGCTCTTGTTTCAAAAACTTTGATGTTTTCTAATGTATAGTAAACATTGAAATTGTAATTATCCTGATTTTTAGAAATAAATGCTCTCCCCCAATCATGCGCAATTAGTCTACCATCCAACACCGAAATGTTTTTACCATGTAAATCTGTATGTATCATTCCATATTCATTGATATAACTCATTGCAATTGTGAGTTTCGTCATATGATCTGAAAACAACTTGCTCTTTGTTTCTCCAGTTTTATAGAAGTCTGATAAATCATCACCTTGTTTAGGAGTGATTAGATTTACAAGTATATCTGCTTGTTTGAGAGCTGCTATTTTACAAGAGCCCTGTTTGTCTTCGGGCTTAAATTTTGGAATACATGCATCTGTATTAAGATTTACATACTTCCGAATCGAAGGAAATACAGATTCAATCTTAATTAACACTTGTTCAAGTAAAACTTGATTTTTGAGTTCACCTGAATCATATGAAACTATTCGTGAAACCTTATTTTTAAGATCAAATGGTGGATCGGGTGGAGGGTCGCAACCCACTGGAGGATCATAGACACATGTATCTGCTCCACTTGCGATAAAAGCCATACCACCATTCATTGTGTCAAACCCAGAAGAATATATCCTCGCAAAGAATAAACATAATGGGCGGTGGTCTTCTACAACTCGTTGCTTATGGTGCTCAGGACGCGTATATCACTGGAAATCCTCACATTACCTTCTGGAAGGTTCTCTACAAGCGTCATACGAACTTTGCCATGGAGGCATTCCGTGTGAACTTCACGGGTGCCCCTCAGTATGGTCAACGTGTCGTCGCTGTCATCAACCGCAATGCGGACTTGATGTACAAGACCTACTTGGAGGTTGTTCTTCCAGATACAACAACAACTGCTACAGGTGCTGCTTACAACGTGTTGTGGACAAACGGAGGTCAGCGTCGTCTAGGCTATCTTCTTCTAAAGAAGATTGAAGTTGAGATTGGTGGACAGATCATTGACACTCACTATGGTGAATGGCTCTATTTGTGGGAGAATTTGACATCCACAGTTGATAACTCTACCAAGTTGGATTCAATGACTGGTGGAGTACAAGGTGGTGATGCTACTAGCAACTATTCATGCGGTGGTCGCCCAGCAATCTTGTATATCCCCCTTCAATTCTGGTTCTGCCGCAATCCTGGCTTAGCACTTCCTTTGATTGCCCTTCAGTACCATGAGGTGAGAATCAATGTAACATTGTCTCCTTCAACGGATCTTGTAAGTAGGGGTTCATTTAGCTCAATCTCTGCAGCGGCAGCAGCATTGCCTCAGTTGAAGGATATGTCCCTCTACATTGACTACATCTACCTGGATGTTGATGAGCGTCGCCGATTTGCTCAGCAGTCTCATGAGTATTTGATTGATCAGCTCCAGTTTGGTCTTCAACAAACACTCACAACTGCAAATGCCAGAATTGACTTGACATTGAATCACCCTGTCAAGGAGTTGATTTGGGTTTTCCAAGATGCTCGTAAGACTGACTGTGGATCTACAACGACCATTGATCTTGGTTACACTCAACCATTCAGCTACGATGACATTGTAGACCGATGCCGTCTACAAATCAACGGCCAGGATCGATTTGATGAGAGATATGGCGACTATTTCTGGAAGGTTCAACCCTACCAACACCATTCAGGAGGTGGTTTCTGGCCTGCTCGTAATGAAACAACTGCTTTGTCTGTTATTGGAGCACCTACTGTTCTTAATGCAGCATTCACCGTTAACAGTGCAAGCAGTACTAGTCATACCTACACATTAACTTCAGGTGTTATTCTTCCAGGAATGACGTTAACTGCAGTTGCGGGTTCTGGTGCTGCTGGAAATGGTCTTGTAATTTTTACAGTTGTTCCAGCTACAGCAACTACTGGAACTATAACTACGACTACTTTTGACTCTGCAGCATCTCTATCCTTTACTGCTACGTTTACAAACTCAAGAGCACTTGCTGATAATGATGCATTTGCCTCCACTGGAATTGCAGGAGCACCTATCTACCAAGCCGCCAACCCAATCAACGTGTACTCATTTGCCCTCCAACCTGAGGAACATCAGCCATCTGGTACATGTAACTTCTCACGCATCGACACAACCACTCTTGTGTTTGATAGTATAACCAGTCCTGGAGCAGTTTACCCAACAAAGGCAATACCATTCAACTTCCGAATGTATGCAGTGAACTACAACATCTTCCGAGTCATGTCTGGAATGGGTGGACTTGCCTACAGCAACTAAAGTTGCTTCTTTTCACCAACTAAACCACTAAGTATAATGATTAAGTTGATAGTTGTTTGCATAACTATTCTTTGTGTTGTTTGGATTCTTTCAAAACCTCAAACCTATTTCAGAAAAGAGGCACCTACTACACGTTTGTATTCGGAAGGCACCCGCGAAGTCCTAAGGTCTGCTGCAACATTATCGGCGCCAGCTGACCCTTCGCAGGACATTTTGCGTGGTCATGACCAAGGATATGGCCGATTTCATGTGAGATAACGTACTGACGATATCCATTTAGATCCTGACCGCTCTTTGCAGAACCATGTTTCCAATTATCAGCATTGATTCTAACTTCATGTCCTCCTAATTCTGCGCACGATAAGGTGTCTAAACACCCTACCTTGCGAAGACCTGCCTTTGATGTAAGATGAATCATGACTTGAGGATTACGCTTCACTTGAAAAAAACGATAGCCTTTAGATTCCCATCCATTTGGATCCGCTAAGCAGATCGCTACATCTCTTGCGAAGTCTGTTAAAGAAAAATCCACATCTGGATCTACGACCACACTATACGTGATGCGCTTCATTGATTTGAAGTGTTATTTTTAATCAAGCTCCAGATGCTTCATCAAAGTGTCCATGATTAACGATTTAGTTTTATGAGACATCCCTTTATGGTCTAATACACATCCTACCCATCCTTCATTGTCCCATATCAATTCAAGTAAGAGTTCAATATCTTCTGTTTGAGTCAATCGTATGACCCATCTATCAAACTCCTTTGTAATTTCATACTTCATATCCGGAAAGTTCAGTTCAGTTAACATTTTAGAAATAGTTTGCTCCATTGTAATGCTATCCACCATTCTAAAAAAAACTAATCCATTTTAAATACTAAATGTTCTTCCTATTTGAAGCTATAATTGTTGGTTTGTTGTTGTTGCCAATCTTTTGGGCAGCTGAAAAAGCAGGGTTCTCAAAGTGGATCACTGTGTTTCTAGCAGGAGCTCTGTTCCATATCACTGCAGAGTTAACTGGAATTAATCGAGCTTATGTTTTGACAAAGCAGTAGTGAGTTCATCATAGGTACCATAACCATACCCGCATAAATGTCCTATGAATCTATCACGCTTGGATGGTAAGAACTCTGTATTTTCAATAATTTTTTCAAAGAGAACGAATGCATCTATGATTGAAAGATAAATGTGTTTGATATCACTCCAATGATTTTGAGGAAGAATATGGTTAATACGTTTGAGTGAATCATCATCAAATGGTACACTCAACTGGATAAGTTTGTCTAAGAGAGATACTGAAATTTGTTTAGTTAAATACGCCATTGTGTCTAAGGTGTATAGTTTTGGCTATATCGGATCCATTTTGAAAAAAAGTTTCGTCCAAAATGGATCTAATTTATTCAAAAGAATGGGAATTATGTTCAAACGCTAAGACAATAACAAAACCAACTCTAAGCCTTGAAATGCCTTCTCTTTCCCTCGTCCCCGTCAGTGTATCTCTCCGCAAGCGTGGCTTCGTCCACGATTCCAAAGCCAAATTTATGACCTCCCCCTGGGTAATGCCCGACAACACTCAACAGGCCCTCAAATTGGAGGCCGACAAGAAATTCAACAAGCGTGTAGACCACGTAGTGAATGTGCTAACGAAATTCGTAGCCATCGCTTCTGAGAAATTCCTTTACAACAAATTCTACAAGGCCGGTATGGCCAAGCTCTACAAGCAACAGAGCCAGTCAGGTCGCAAGTGGCTTGCTGGTGAACGCTGCTGGGGCGACATCATGTATGATGAGGACCTCCGTGTAGCCGCACAACGACAAGCTTACATCAACAGACTTGTTGCAATGCCTGACGCAGAGTTCTTCGAATACAATGGCAAAGTATTCGCTGAGCACCGCCAGTATCGCCAGAACATCGCACCTTGGCTAGAGTTCATGTATATGATTAAGTCCAAGCGTGCCGAAGCCCGTGCTAATCTAGCCAACCAGAAGCAAGTCTGGCAAGAAGTCGTTGCAACCCACAAACCTGTGGCACCAGTTCAGCGACGAACTCAGAACAGAGGAGCCTTCAGCGCTCTTTCAGAGTCTGATGATGAGTAAGCGCTCATAAACAATCAAATGCGTCTTTTTACATTCAGTCTAGCTGAACAAAATGAACTTGAACGTTGTAATACTTACAATAAGCAATGCAACCTACAAAGAAATCTACTGGACAATTCTACACAGTTCAAAGCGAGTATATTCTTGAAGGAGTTCCAAAACCAACTAAGTCTATAAAGGTTATAGAACCCTTTGCGGGTCAGGGGGATTTGCTAGGATGGATTGGAACTGATAATCCAATTGAAGCATATGATATTGAACCTAAACATCCATCGGTTCAACTACGAGATACATTGTTAGATCCTCCTAACTATGATGACTGTTGGGTTATAACTAATCCACCTTACTTAGCTAGAAACCACGCATCTGATAAAACAGTGTTTGATAAATATCAATCCAATGACCTTTATAAATGTTTTATCAAAACGTTATCTAGTTCAGAATGTCTTGGAGGAAGCATCATTATTCCAGTAGGGTTCTTCTTGTCTCCTCGTGATATAGATGTAGGATGCCGTAATGAATTCTTATCAAAATACCGGGTTGTTCAAGTCAAGTATTTTGAAGAGGATGTATTTCCAGATACGTCAACTACAGTTGTAGTTCTCTCATTTGAAAGGTCTTCTGAAATCTTAACTGAACAACAAGTCTTATGGATTCATAGACCATCTGGAATTCAAAAAGAGTTCTTGATTCGCAAAGAGGATGATTGGATTATTGGAGGTGATATTTATAAACTATCTATACCTGATAACATATCTGTGCGTAGACATCTTGTAGGAAGACCATTAAAGGATGGAGAGACATTGACAGGATTAACACTAACTGCTCTTGATTCTGGAAAATCAGATGGTAGAATTAGGTTAAACTATCATCCAACTTATGTATATCCTGCAAAGGACTCAAGTAGAGCCTATCTCACAATTGTTGTAAAAGGGATAACGCTTAATGTTGATGCTCAATTAGAGATTATGAAACGATTCAACGAATACATTGAACAAAAAAGAAGTGATACTTGGAGTTTGTTTCTTCCACAGTTTAGAGAATCCAAAGAGTATGCTCGCAAGCGTATTCCATTTGAACTTGCGTATAGGATTATATGTCATTTGATTCACAACTTGTGATCACAATTTTACCAAGATATGCTACAGGAATCATGTTTTTCAGCTCAGTTCGTTTAGTTGGTGTATAGTATGCTCCATCCAAATAGAACTTAAATTTTTCAGTTGATTCTGGATGTGTCTCAAAGTAGGACACAATATGTCTAATAAAGGACTTAACATCATTGTATTGGTTGTCTTGTGCTCCCCCAGCTTGTTTAGTTAGCTTAAGAACTCCATACGTATTCGTTGACGCTGAATAGGTATCAAATGTCTTGGTTGAGTTTTCTGGACGGTCAACTTTAGTCTCAACTACACGCATTTCCCCTCCAGTAATATACTTGCCACCCACATTCGCATTCAGCTTAGTTATGTCAGGTATTGACTTCTTGATCCACTCAATTTGAGTGATCTCTCCAATGTTCTGACGAGTTGTAGTCTTGCGAAAGAAGGCTCTAGTCATCATGTTTGTTTGGATATCTGCAAGGATGTCGTCTACAGACTTCTCATCTCTCTCTATTTCTGTCATGTTTTTCTCACGGAAGTTCTCAATGCGTGTCAACAAATCCTTATGCCGACTTACAACCTGAGACAGAATCTCTTTATCGTTGGCTAAAATATACTCTTGTGTGCGAAGTTCTAGAAGTTCAGTAAATGTATCCATGATGTTTAACGTAATTCCCAATCCTTTGGATAAAACAGATCCATTTTTCAAAAAGTTTCGTCCAAAATGGATCTAATTTATTCAAGAAAAATGAAATTACGTTCGAAAGCAAAGTAAATAATCAAGTATCCAATCTCAAGTTTCTATCCATATCCCCTACTCAAAATGTTCTTCACACACGTAATTTTCACAATCCGACAGCTATATCAGTTCTTTAAAGACGAAAAGTATGACATGAATCCAAACTGGCAGAGAGATCCTGTTTGGAGTAAGAAAGAAAAGCAAGCTTTCATAGACTCAGTCCTTTATGACAACTCACCAATCCCCGAACTCTGTATCTGGCAGCGCCCAGATGAAGTCAAAGTACCTGTAGATGGAAAACAGAGGTCTACATCAATCTTCGGTTTCTTAAACGACGAGTTCTTCATCAGAGAAAAGGTCAAGTTCAGCAAACTATCCAATGAACAAAAGGAGTCCTTTCTCAATAAAGAAATCAACATCATGCTTCTTAGCAGCGATAACACTGAAGATGAAGTCATTTCTTACTACCATGTGAGGAATACTACAGGCAAGTCTCTCTCACCAGGAGAGAAACTCAAGGCATGGAGCACAAAACCGATAATGACAACAACAAATGAGTTGTTTCAAGAACGAGCTGAACAAATAAAGGAGGCGTTTGGAGAGAAAAAAGAAGCCAAACGCTCTGGAGATTTAGCAAATCGATGCCAGTATCTAGCTTCTTATGTCAGCAGCTTGGAATTCTTAACCAAGAAGATTGATGGCATCTCTAATATCATAGTCAACACAACACAGGACGAAGTTAATAATGTTCTACCACAGTTCTCTGAAACACTAGACATGCACATAAGTGTCTGTAGACGAATTGTCGAAGAGAATCCAGACCAACGAGCAAAGTGGGCTGGGTTTCCTCCTATAGGAAAAGTTTCCTCTATCTGGGTTTCTCTTGTAGAACCAGAGCTAATTGAGGGATACGATCCTCTGGATTTCTGGAGCCAGTTCTATGGAAGACTAAGAGCAAGCAGTGCACTTAGAAATGCCTGGGAGGAGAAAACTCGAAAGAATGTGAATCCTAGAGGATTACGGGAGCAAATCGCATGGGCTAAACAGACCATTAGCGAGTAAACAAATACATGATCACCTATCATGTACCTTCTTCGCGACTTGTATAGTCCAGGGGAGGGGTATTCTTTTTCAGTGTTCGCACCACAAAGTCGCGCCCCTCTAATAAGTAGTGGT